GAAAAGATGTCTACATACATAGAATACGTTTCCGATCGCCTTTTGAAGCAAATAGGACAAGCACCTATTTATAATTCTAAAAATCCATTTGATTTTATGGAAAACATTAGCCTCGATGGAAAAACTAATTTTTTTGAAAAGCGTGTTGGCGATTATGGAAAAATGGATGATGATTCAGGCGATATTGGTTTCGATGAAGATTTTTAAAAAAATATAAACAAAATATATGAATGCACCCAAAGTTAAAAACGCCACTGGTGACATCAACGTAATTATAGTAGTTTCGGTGGTGTTAATTATTTTGGTGATTGGTCTTTACTTTTTTTTCCAAAAAGATGATGATATTGAGAAAATAAAAACCCCTTCTCCCAGTTATGTCTCACTTTCGCCGAGTGATAATACACCAGCGCCACAAGAAGACGCAACACAAGAAGAAATTTTACAGACTTTTTTCAAGACCATAGATAAAGATAACAACGACGTAATATCGTTTGATGAGATGTTTGCAGAAATGGGCCCGGATTCCTCCGAAGATACAAGAAACACAAACCAACAGATATTTAATTCTTTAGACGTAGACAATTCTGGTAGTTTATCTATGGCGGAATTTGCGTCTGGTAATATAATGATTCAATAGATCCATAAATAAACAACATTTATCACATGTAATTTATTTATGACTAAAAATAATACTTAATATAATTTTAGAAAGGTGTGTCAGCTTCGGTATTTAAATCCATCGAACCAAGGTTCATACCACCCCCAACTGATTCAAACATGGGCTCCATTTCACCCGGAACCGGGGGCTTCACTCTATTTTGCGGCATAGCCTTCACTTTAGGACCAGTGCTTCTAGAAAATTCACTGAAAGGAACGTTGATAACTTTTAACGCAGGTGATCTTTTTACCTTTTCTGGAAGTTTGACACGACCACCTTCTTTTCCGAGTTCGGAAGGAACGTCAACGGTGTATTTTTCTTTTTTCACATTAAGAATTCCCCACACGATAGCCATGAACACAGCAGTGTGAACGAGAATACCTACTTGTGTCGGGGAACCATTCGGGGTGGCAATGAAGGAACCCAAAATTCTCCTGACAATCCTGTAGGTGATTGGATTGGAGACAACATAAAATATAAGAGACATGATTAAAGCCGTCATGAATTTTTCTTTGGCTTTGGATCCGCCACAACCACAGCCACAGTCTTTAAAGAAACCCATTTTTACTGTTACCTAAGAAAAAAATTTACTTAAAGTTTCTAGTCCAAGTGAATATATAACCAAAATATAATGTCGCTTAGTATCCAACAATCTTCTGAATTCGCCTCATCTGCCATCAAGTTTTCCAAGTTGAGAAAAAACAAGAATGGCGGTAAGGCTGTATACATTAACAATAGCGATGGTAAGAAGCTTTACCTCCAACTTCCTTACATGAGATCCCCTTACGGTCTTAGTACTTTTACTGACGAAAGTACAGGTAGAACGTCTTACTCCCTAGATCTCAGCTTTGATACCGACAATGCTGAAGCAATTGAGCTTTGTGAAAAATTGAAGGAACTCGACGAGCTCGTTGTTAACACTGTCGCAAAGAATTCAAAGGAATGGATGGGTAAGGAATTTAATGTCGCAGTTTTGAAGGAAGCTCTCTACAAGCCCCTTGTGAGACCGAGCAAAGAACCGTATCCTTCTACTGTTAAGCTTAAGATTTTGACTAAGCCGGACGGGTCGTTTGTACCGGAAGCTTACAATACTCAACGTGAAAGTATTCCACTCGATTCTATTGAAAAGGGTCAGCGTGTTCTCACTATCATTGATTTGAATCAAATTTGGTTCATTGACAATAAGTTTGGTGTGACTGTTCGTTTGCAACAAGTTCTCGTTGAACAATCCGAAAAGTTGCCATCCTTCGCCTTTCAGGGTATCGCAGCCACCAATGATGTGGTTGATGATGGTGAAGACGAAGATGAAATCGAAATCGACGAAGAGGATTAAACACAAAAATTAAATTCATTACAAACACCCGTTTGATTAGGCAAATACCGGTCTAATGATGCGCAATTTAATAATTATATTTAGTTATATTAACATGCAAAGAACACCTAGTATTGACAATGATGACGATGTCAGGATAGGTAGTCCCCGACCTTCTAATAGAAGATATAATAGAAGAAATTATAACGGTGCTCGTGCGTTGGTTAGAAATTATAGATATACCAACTCAAATACAAACGAAAACAATATTGGTCGGGTTAGAACTCGTTTTATAGATCCAAATAATCTGAGACGCATGCGAACAGCTCGCATGAGCTTTGGTAATGCTGGTGTCAGACGAAGACTTAATTTTGGAAACAATAACAAGAAACCCAAATCTCCACCAAAAGCCCCAAAGAAGATTAATGTTTCAAAGTACGAAAAGATGTTGAAGAATCTTGAAAACAAAGAAAAAAAGAATACCCCCAAAAACAATAAACCTAACACCGAAAACAAGAATGTCGCCAATTGGTTCAACAATGGTGGTCTCGCAGCCAAAAAATCCAATATACCAAAAGACAAGCGCGCATTCCTCCTCGTGGATGTGACCAAGGACGGGAAGATTCGTCATGTGTATGATAAGCGTTATTTGTGGGGTATTATTCGATCTTGGGAAAAGGGATTTAATGAAAATATGGGTAGTCGGCGAAAAGCCAAATCACCATTCACAAAGAACCCATTTGGGAAGGGAGATATTAGATCGTATCCACCCGACAAGAGAACAAAGGTGTTAATGAAGGAATCTATACTTCGCGCATCTCTCGAAAACAAAGTTCGAACAATGAAATACATACCTCCAGATGGCAAAAATAATAAAATGTGGAAAAAACCTGTACAGAAGTCAATTGATCTTATGCTATCACTTATACAAAGTGGTCGTGTAAAAACAATGGAACAACTCGAATTATTGATGCTTGTGCATCAAGTTGTGGGACCAGCCTCTTTCACAGGTAGAAATGCGAAAAGAGAATATTACAAAGCAGTACTTGATGGTAAATTTAAAGCTCATCACATAGAGATGTTGAAAAAGGCACCTAAAACATCAACATTATTTTTTGACGAAGCTATTTATAGCGCTTTTAGACCACTGTACGATTTGACACCAAAAGAAACAAAATTGTTCATAGCCTTGGATCCTTACTTGAAAAAAACTAAAGAAAATCTTTATACAAACAATTTTCCTGGTAAAGAGGGGCCGGTAATGATGAAATTACAACTGATAACCAGTGGTGATAATTACATGCGCTATAACATGAACAAGAAAAACCTTCAAGAAGAAATCGCATTCCACATTAATAAAACGCGCAACAAAAAGCTCTATAATTTATTGATGGCTTAAAATATATGCACGTCGTGTTCAAGCCCAGCCCATCAGTCACCCACAAGTACAGGGTGATGTTACCAAACAAGCGGGCGATTGACTTTGGACTCAAAGGTGCACCAGACTACACAGATCATGGCAATTCCCGTCTCATGCGAGCACATCTCATTCGGAGAGGTGCAGTGATGTCCAAAAAACTTCGTATTGAAACAGACCCACAAGAAATTCAACGGGGAATGCTCTTGGTTGATGAAAGTGATCAAGAAGACTGGGACGACTATTTCCGTGCAGATTACTGGGAGCGATGGTTGTTATGGTCGTACCCCAATGTAGAACACGCAAAGCTTTTCATGACTATGCGAAAGGGGATCCTATTTATGCCTACGTCAGAATCTATGTGGTTTTGTGATAACAATAAAAAGTTCTAAATAATTTCTATATCAGATACTTGAATACAAGATTTTCGTTGTGTATTTGAACTTACTGACATCATTGTGAAATTACCCTCGGAGTGGTCTTTGACAATTTTGTTCATCGCGTCAATATGTATATCACATTTGTTTAGGTAAACATTTGAAATTGAGTTGCCACCATGTGAGTTGCCACCGTGAAATCTATGTTCATTGGGTATCACTTTCCATATCAAAGAACACGTTTTTATTAAAGTCATCTTTGGGTGAAATTCATCGTCACAAAAATCTACTTCGGTCTCAATTTGATCGTAACTGACCTTTACCAGATCTCCTTCCTTAAATTCTAACAATTTCTTCTTCCCACCAATGGCTTCTGCAAACTCTTTGTACTCTCCATCTTGGATTTCATACTTCTCTTGTATCTTATCCAACAGGGACAGTAGGTGATGACGATCCATATCTGTTACTTGATTTATTAAAAGGCAAAGCTAACTTAGGCGCCAGTGGAACCAAAACCACCCGATCCTCGTAATGTTTCTTCAAGGTTGCCAATCTCCCAAACCTCGGGAGTATCGCAACGCTCAAGAACAAGTTGCGCAATTCGATCCCCTTCTTTTATGACAAATTCTCGATCTCCGTGATTGAAAAGAACAACTTTAACTTCACCCGTGTAATCTGGGTCGATAACACCTGCACCGACTTGAATACCATGCTTGACAGCAAGACCCGATCTTGGAGCAACACGTCCATATACACCTTCCGGTAAAAGAATTGCAATCCCTGTACCTACAAGAGCGCGATGTGTGGGTGGAATGGTAACATTATCGGTACTGTATATATCGTATCCAACAGCGCCACTCGAACCACGTGTAGGAAGAATAGCGTTATTCGTAAGTTTTTTAACACCGAGTGACATTTTTGGATTATAATCCCTTGTAATCTTTATAAAGGTTTGGAATTAATGTTTATTAATGGGTGTAGCTTGGACTATTCACAATGCCATTGTTCCTCCAAAATCAGATTATGAAAAACTCAAAAGAAAAATCAACAAAACAACTCTCACATATGGTACAGCACTTACATCAACTTATTTCATTACTCAAGGAGCCCCGGAAGGTGTATCCTCTACATTAGGTGTTGCATCTTCTCTTGCATATATTGCATTGTTAGAGAATCACGTAGATAACATTGAAAAATCATCATTTCAGAAACAGTTTTTTGTTCCACTCGGAACGGCTATTTTTGAAACAATGTGGAATCATGCACCATTTGGTTTTGATTTTGATTATGGTGCGACTTTTGTTGGATTTTTGGCATATAAACTCGCCTTACTTACGGTACTTTATGAAGAAGTTGTTAGGATGATGATTACCGAATCCGAACCCGAAAAGGATAGAATTTCGCCTCTAGATTCCTTTGATTCTGCACTTGAAAGCGAAAAATAGAATCCATGCAATGACAACATCTATAGTATAATGATCTCTTGTAATCACAGATACAAATGAAGTTAACACTGGCCATAAAGGCCATAGAGGAGCCCCTACAAAATTAGAAGTTACTAAATTAAGTGTTGTATGTCCAGAGAATGTATAGTCGTTACAGTATCCAAATCCTGGTCTGATATTACAAGGTTTTTCTTTTGTGTATGGTAGTATAGTGACCGCATTACACAAAGCTCTCGCAAAATACATGATAGTCAATAATTTTAAATATGAATTGCGTTTATTAGTTGACCACGAAGGCCAGTTGGAAAGGAGAAAAAGTATGGGGACTATCAAAACATAGTCTGGTAGATGTTCATATTGTTCAAAGTTTGGCAAAAACTTAAATCCCATATCATATATAGGACCGTGTTTGTCAGAACCATTCTTATGTGATATATGATGCCCAACTAGTATATTGGTTATCAGTGATAACACGAACAATATCAATAACATCCTGTTATATATTATGTAAAGAATAAAACATTTATAACTACCTCAAATCTTTATCCGCCGTGTAATATGTCTTCCCTTTCATAATAAAACTATGAACCCTCGCATAACCCCATGCTTGTGGAGAAGCTCCTGGACGATGCCCGGTTCTCCATGCGGCGAGGCCTCTATTGTAAATTGTTTGAAGAGTCTTCAATGGAATCTTTGTAGCTTTTGATATTTCTGGGAGTGATTTCACTTCCGACCCATACTTCTTTCTAAACTTTTGGGTGTATGAAGAGGTGCGAGTCTTCATACCCTTATCAGTCTTGAAGTCTTTGTAATCTTTCTTGAGCATTTTCTTGTAGCGGGTCTCTACAGACTTTAGGGTTCTAAGACCCCTAAAGTATTTGAGTGGTGCATAGATCTTACTCTCGGTTCTGCGCAGTTCTCTCACTTTCTTGGCAATTTCCCGATCTGTCAGAGGCATCTTAATTATTGTATAGAATAAAATACAAATGTTCGTGGGTATCGCTAGTTCTATTCTCTGTCTGATTACATTTACTGGTTTATTTTAGTATAAAATTATCTATATTTATTTCAATGAGCTGTAGAGACAATCTTTGTACGTGTTGTTTATTAACGACGGTGATAGGTGCAATTGTTGGTGGTATGATGATTAGAATCATGACCGACCCAGGTACTTAACGGCAGCAAGAATGTTTGGAAAGATCTTATTACCGAAACGAACACGCCCCGATTTGGTCGACATCCATCCCCTGTGTCCATTGTAATAACACTTTTGGATATCAACCATTATAAAAATATGAGATTATTTTATAGAAAGGCAAAATGAGTCTCACAATTATTATAGGAAATATGTTTTCTGGTAAAACTTCTGAACTTATTCGAAGACTCAAGCGCTACAAAGTCATAGGCAAAAAAATTGTTGTCATCAATTCTCTAAAAGATACCCGGTCTCCTGAAGAAGTCCTTAAGACGCACGACGGTGTGGAGTTTCCGTGTCTGAAAGTTCCGCACATTTCTCATTGTATTGTGGACCAGTGTTTCTGTGATGCTGATATAGTAGCTATCGACGAAGCACAATTTTTTACACAACTCAAAGACTTTGTTCAGATGTGTCTTTTCCTCGGAAAGTCTGTGATTGTAACTGGTTTGGATGGAGACTACAAACAGCAAAAATTCGGAGAAATTCTTGATTGTATTCCTATGGCTGATGAAGTCATTAAGTTGTCTGCGTTATGTATGGATTGTAATGACGGAACGTCCGGTCCATTCACAAAACGAATCGTAGAAAACCAAGATTTAGAACTCGTCGGTGGAAATGATATGTATAGGGCTGTTTGTAGGAAGCATCTATCTTGTATGAGTACACCTCTACCTATGACAAAGGCGTCAAATTTAAAAAACTTAATCAAATAAATAAAAACTTTTAAAATTTAACATATCTTAAATTTTAAAAATTTAGTTTTAAATTTTATTAAAATATTAAACAACTAACAACTTAGTTGGAGAACGCGAGACCACCCATACCAGATTGGATACGGAGGACGTTGTAGTTGGTCGCAAAGAGGTGCATCGTGTTGGTCGCCGTGGCGGTATCCTTGATCTTGACAGCGACTTGGGCGTTGTCGATGCGGGAGAAGTTGCACGTGCCAGTCGGTTGGTGTTCTTCCGGCTTGAGGGCGAACGAGTACGAGTACACACCCGGGTACGGGCAGCCCGTGTGGTGGGACATCGGTTGCACTTGGTTGAAGTACTTACCGGTTTGTTCCTTGAATCGGTCTTGGCCGTTGAGGACAAGCTTGAAGGTGTCGAGCGGACCGACAGCAGCCGTAGCGGAAGCCGCACCTTCTTCGACCCAGCGAGCAGCGGAGCCATCGGTACCGACCGCAACAAGCGGGACGCCAGTACCTTGGGTGATCGGCACGAAAGCGTTAGAAGACGCAAGCGCCGTCGGATCGGAGTCGAGGACGAGCGCCGCATTGTCGGTGTTGGAGGTGAAGTTCCAGAGGGCGGCGTTGGAGGAGCTGCCTTCGGAGAAGCACCAGACAAGTTCCTTCACCGGGTGGTTGAAGGACAAGCGGACTTGCTTCGTGGAAGCGGAGGAAACAGAGTCGGCGCCAGTGTGCTGCACTTGTTCGATAAGGTATTCATGACCCTTTTGAGAAAATCGGCGTCGTTCTTCGGTGTCGAGGTACACGTAGTTACCCCACACCTTGAAGGTACCGTCGGTGTAATGAGTGAACTCACCCGACAAATCGAAGTCAAGACGGACTTCGTGGTATTGGAGAGCGATGAGCGGCAAATGCAAACCCGGGTTGCGGTTGAAGAAGAACGCCAAAGGGAGAAAGACTGCGTTGTTAGACGCCGTCGTCATCTTAGCCCAGTTAGCCTTCTTGGCTTCATCCAAGTACAACTCGGAGTAGAGGCGCCACCAGCGCTGGTAGTGCTTGTCGATACGTTGGCCACCAATAGAAAGTTCAACATCCTTAACGGCACGCTCGGCGACCCAGTTGCAGTCGAGAGCATCACCAGTCTTGGAAACCAAACTCTTAGCCTTGAGTTCAACGTACATTTCACCGATCAAGTCACCATTACGCGCAATAGTGACAGACACACGGCCATTATCCGTAGCCGTACCATTGACAGTTTGTTCAATGTTTTCCATAGCGAAGTTAGTGTGGCGCTTGTAGACCGCCTGGAAGAAGGTAACCTTCGGGTTACCAGTCAAGTAGACGTCTTGGGCGCCGTAAGCGACGAGTTGCATGAGACCACCGGCCATTGTGAGAGTTTTTGTACTATAGACCAACATTTTTTTTCTGGCTGAAATCGCACTCGCTGCGAAAAATTTTGCCTTCGGTTTTCTCAGTGTAAGATAAAATGTCCTCCCATCCTGAAGAAGAATATGTCTCCGAATCTGGTTCTGAAGTCGACGTCGACATCGATGTCAAACACGAAGAAATTATCGAAAGTGACGAAGGTGAGGAAGATTATCTCATGACAGACGAAGAAGGTTCCGATATTCCGGAAATTTTTGACGAACCGCTCCAGATGGAGGAACTTCTCAGTTCGGTCCTCGCCACCCCCGATGGTGACACAATTTGTTCGGCCCTGGTAAACATAGCTCACCATCTCGAGGTTCAGAATAAAATTCTTATTAAGGTACTCTCGACTGTCAACAAAAAATAAACTTAGAAAAATGAATTGTAATAAGATTAGGCTATAAAATGGATACACATTACATTGACAAAGATCCGAATGTTACCGATTCCGAGATGGAAAATTTGAGAAATCAAATTCAGACCCTCGATCAGGAGCAAGTATTGCGTATCCTGGGACTTATGGAGGACAAGTGGTCTCTTACGAAAGGTAATTGCGACCCCCGGGATATCGTGCGTCTTGGATATGACCAATTTTTTGACCCTTCTGAGTTAGAAGAAGATGGGTTTCCCAGGCGCATTGAGATGAATACCGTAAATGGTAAGTTACAAAGAGAAACTAAATTTTTGAAAAGTTTGGGTAGTCGTGTAAAAACTATAAATTTGATGGAGCATCAATTAGAGGATCACGATTTATCGGTAGGTGAACGTGTCTGTCGCCTGATCAAACAGATTAACGAAGCATTTAAAAATATTAGATTACACTTAAACGCTCAAGAGCGTATTTTACATCCAAGACAAATCCCCGAAAAATTTGATGCAGACCCCGAGTACTTCGACGCCACACCAATGGACGAAGCCAAATTAAGTGAAATGACACCCTACCAACGTGCAATTGTTGCAGTTCTTGATGAGACGTCTAAGAAGAATATGAGGCGATACAAGGGTAAATGTTGTGTGCAACGAGTTTCGAATGGACATTATACACGGGCTTGGATGTCTACACACACAATTCAAGAGTTCGTTTATGAGCTGGCTGAAAAGGAAGTGAACTTTGAAGTTTGGAAAGATTTGACTTCTCGTGGTACCGCATTTAGGGATGTTATCAATCACTTAACACACTGTGTTGACAGCGACTTTCCCGAGATTAAAAAGACTAGACATATGTGGTCTTTTCGAAATGGTGTGTTTATTGCAAAAGAATGGATTCCCGATAAGGGTGTTTATGATTGTCACTTCTATCCATTTGAAAGTAAGCAATTTAACTGTCTAGATCCGACACTGGTGAGTTGTAAGTATTTTGATCAGCGTTTCGAAGACTATTCTTATATGGAAGATTGGTGGTCTATTCCAACGCCACATATGCAATCTATCCTCGAATATCAGAAATTCGACGAAGAAGTTTGTCGTTGGGTATATGTAATGGGTGGTAGACTTTGTTTTGAAGTCGGTGATATGGACGGGTGGCAAGTTATACCGTTTTTTAAAGGTATTGCCCGATCAGGTAAAAGTACAATTATCACCAAAATTTTCAAAAAGTTTTACGAAAATGAAGACGTTTCAACCCTGGGTAATAATGTCGAGAGAAAGTTTGGTTTGTCTGCAATTTGTGATTCTCTTATGTTTATTGCCCCGGAAGTAAAGGGTGACTTGGCACTTGAACAAGCCGAGTTTCAGTCTATTGTATCCGGTGAAGATGTATCAGTTGCTGTAAAGCACGAGAAAGCTAGGTCAATTGAATGGAAAACACCGGGTGTATTGGGTGGTAACGAGGTTCCGGGGTGGAAAGATAACTCTGGTTCTGTCCTCAGGCGTGTATTGCCTTGGAATTTTACTCGCCAAGTAAAGGATGCAGATACTCAACTTGACGAAAAGTTAAGCGAGGAGATTCCCACCATTTTGTATAAGTGTGTACGCGCTTATCTGGATTATGCTCAACGTTACAGAAATAAGGATGTATGGAATGTTGTACCAGACTATTTCAAGAAGATACAAAGACAAGTTGCGATGGTTGCGAGTACTTTGCACAATTTCTTGGAGTCTACAAATATTGTATACGGAAAAGACTTGTGCGTTCCGCAGAAACTCTTTGTCCAACTTTTCAACCAACACTGTAACGCAAATAACCTAGGCAGACCCAAGTTCAATCCAGACTTTTATGCGGGTCCATTTAGCTCTAGAGACATCGAAGTCAGGGAAGAATCCATGACATACAAAGATCGTTTGTATCCTCGACAGCCATTTATCTTTGGTTTAGATATTGTCGAAGAAAACCTAGGCTTCACAGACGATTACTAAAAAAAATAGTACTAATTATTAATATGAGCTCTGGTGTAAAAGAG